TCTAATCGCATTTGTGATTGTGATAGAATAGTATTTATACCTGATGCAGTTTTATTAAGTGTATCAGTATCCATACCTTGGTTATATTTAGTAATACCACTACGTTCTTCTTTAACAGTATCTAAGTATGATAATAATGGAAAGGCTTGATTAGTTAATGTTTGGTTTTGTAATGGCATCATAACCTGACTAGGTGCGCCTTTAGTTCTTACAATTCCTCCTGGTCGATTAGTTAATAGATCATCAAGATTAACTTGACCATCCATAACTGCAACTCTGTTATTGTTTGTTAAGTACATATTATCTAGTACTTGACGCATAACAGTAGATTTAATTAACTGAATATCTTCTACTAGTTCTGATACTGATCTACCATAGAATCTATGTGGTACTATGATAGGAGTAATAGAACAGAATGGATGTGAATCCACAGCTACATTATCAAGGATAGTATAACCACCTTCACCTGCACTAGTAATTTTTCTTAACTCTGCAACACCAGTGCCATTCATGTCCATCTTGATGTATGATTCATAAACTATAATTTCTTCTGTAGATGTATCACCAACAGTTCTATCATAGTCATCATCTATATTTCTATATCTTACAGATCTTTCAGAGTTGTATTGCTCTTTATTTTCAATAGGTAAATTATAAACCTTGTCATGATCAAATCCCATTTCAATTAATTCACTACGAGTAGTTGGAACTTTATGACATATAAACTTAGCATCTTTTAAAGACTTAGCTTGTCTTTCAATAAGAAATTCTTCAGGTGGTATTGGTTCTATTTTAACTCTACCAAATATTTGTGTTCTAGCAATAACAACATCATGTAGCATAGGAACTTTAATTTTATTTAATTCTTCTTGCATCATTAAAGTCTGTGGCATATCAGGAAGATTATCTAATTGAGCTTCTTGTTTTTTTATTTCTTTTTTAAATGCTTCATCTTCGTATTCAGTATGCTCTAATACTTCAACACCATCTTCATCAATAAGCATTGTAAACTCATCTTCAGATAATTGCTGATATGTTTCTCTATCAACCTTAGTAGAATCATCCCAATATACTTTGCATATACCATTCTTCATAAGCAATGCATCTTTGAACATTGTGTACAATGTAGTAAAGCCATCGTTGTCTTTGTTAAATATATGATTTAAATAATCAGTAGCTTGTTCTGCAATACCTATATCTTCTTGAGTGACAGGTTCTACTTTAACAATGTTATCTGATGCAGTAAATATTCTTAGTAATGGTGGTAATATAGACTCAATAGTATCAGCAACATCAGTAGATACTACTTGTGATCTGCCTTCTACTTCATTGCCAAACCCTTCACCAAAGTAATATTCATTAGCTTTGCGTCTTGAGTCTGTTAGCTCTGATTCATAAAAACCATAACTATTCTTGATGTGATCTCCAAGAATGCCTGATATGTTATAATCGTCTAGTGGTTTACCTTTTGCCATATTGTTCCTTAAACTATATATCTAGTGTCTACATTCATAGGTTTAGCCCAGTCAGTTCTTGTTGGTCCATCAACGGAACAACCATATCTAAAACTATCTGCTGCGTGTGAAGCCCAGTCATGTAGAGGTTTATTTTTAAATGTCTGCATTCTATCATCAAACTGTTTACGGTATTGTCGCAAACAATCAATACCATATTTACATTTATTTTTATCAAACCAACAGTTATCTAAGTTATTTCTTACAGCTTCAATACCATGATCAACTGCTAATCGAGGACACACCTCAAAATCTAAGCCTAATTCATAAGCAACTTCTAATCTAGATTTGCCTGTGCCAAGTTCTCTTGTAGTAATATCGTGTGGTCCAACATGTCTACCATAGCTGTAACCTTTTTCTTCTAATACATTTGCATAGTGTGATAAAGATTCACCAGATGATTCATAGTAATCTATTAATCTAATCTCATCTCCAACTCTTTGTGCAAACCAAATAGAAGTTGAATCACCTATACCTAAATCCCACCAAGTTTCTACATCAACACTAGTATCATATTCAACATCAGTAATTCTATTTTCTTTTTCTGCTTTCTGAATCTGTTTTCCGTAATAGGCTCCTGAGACTGCAGCTTGAAAGCTACATTCAAATTCCTGCTCGTATTGGTCACTTGGCATTGTAAGCCTAGCTTCTTCTAATTCATAGTCAGGTATGATTTCTGTTTCAGATGCTCGGTATAATTGTCCATACCAATCTCCACCTCTACGTACAGCTAGATCATATACATCCCAGAACTGATTGTGTCCCATAGGAGTACCAATAAATATAACATAGCCTAGCTTGTCTGACACTGCAGGTCTTACAACCTCAGTCCAAACTCTAGGCGACATTAGAGCGAACTCATCCATACATACACCATCAAAGCCTAAGCCTCTAAGTGCATCTGGATTGTCCGAGCCGAAGATTTGAATTCGTGATCCATTCCATAGATCAACCTTCAGTTCGGTTTCGTGACGTTTACCACCGAGTTTCATTAAGGGTTCTGTATATTCTTTTAAATAGTCGTAAGCGACTGCTTTACCCTGGCGATAGGTCGGTGCAATATACGCCAATCTTGCATTTGGTATTTCACATGCAGTCATAATTAAATGATTGATTGCGAATACCGTCTTGCCAAACCGCCTATGACAGCAGATGACATTAAATCTTTTTAGTTCGTTATGAATCTTTTCCTGTAAAGGTCGAGGTTCATACGGTATGACTACTTCCATTAATCCTTTTTCTTACGCCATCCTATTTGAACGGTAATTGGTTTATCATCATCCCCAGATACAGTCTGATTAACAGATGATAACTTAGAATGTACAAATGGTGCAGCTTCTTTAGCAGCCCACATTTTCTTTTCTACAGATACTTGAGGATTATTCAAGAGATTAAGCATATACTTTAAAGGAGTAGTTTGTCCTTTGCCTAATGATGCAGCTAAGCGTTCTGCTTTTGTACCAGCTTTAATACCTTTAGGTCTGCCAGCTCCTGGTCTTTTTCCACCTTGTGCATTTTTTTTCATATCATAAACTTTTTGTTTTTTATTTGTTGTTTTTTACTTTGATCTTTTAAATCAGAACTAAACATTTTATCTAAATTTTTAAACTCTAATAGTTCTTTACCTTTTAAAGAATTTCTTCTTTCATAAAGTGATCTATATCTATCCATTGTAGAAAATCCAGTTCCTGATTTTAATCCTAATTTTCCTAAGAAATAATCTGTTCCTGTACCCATTATATTAATCCTAATTGGCTCATCATTGCCAAGTTTGTTAGTTGTTTTCTCTGATCTTTATTTATAAGACTTGATTGATCCCCAGGTGTTCTACCATACATTGGATTCATAGGTGACATACGTGTGCCATCTGGAAGTATTTGATCTGTTGGAGGTATATATCCTGGTCCTGTATTAATACCGCCAGTTCCTGTACCAGGTGGTAGCTTACCAAACCTAGGATCAGTCATAGGTAGTGGAGTTCCATCAGGAAGTATCTGTTCACCAGCATTAGGTGTAACAACATAGTCTTGTATGTTGGTTGGTTTAGAACCAGAGCTAAATAATGCTTTAGTTAAATTAGATTCAGTAGCTTTTAGTCCATCAAACTTAGAGCCAGGCGCAAGTATCTTGCCATCAATAATTTGTGCATCTTTAGTGCCATCTTTTAATAGTAATCGTAGTGGTGATGTCATAATATTTCCTTGTTGTTAACAGTTCCAAGCTCGAAGGGATTTATTAATCCTTGAGTTGGGGTCTCTTGCTGTCTTAGCAGAGGTTAGTTTCTTTTTCATACCCTTCATTCTAGCACAGAAGGAAGCTCGTCTTGGATTACCTACCTTTTTGCTAGGTGCTTTAAGATTTCGTTTCTTACCTGTCTTAGTTTTGCCTTTATTGTAAGATGCACGACCTTTAGCATTCAAACCCCCCTTGGGATTCTTGCCTTCTTTCCTGGTCCATGCTGGTGACTTAGCCATTATCTGTACTTCCTTACTTTCTTAGCAATATTCTTGGGTTGTTTAACATGTTGCTTACCTTTCTTAGTGCCTTTGCGCTTAGCTTTGGTAGTAGCTGCATATTCAGCAGAGGTTAAAGCCTTAATAGCTTTGTCAGGTAGGTAGCGTTCACCTGTTTTAGCAGAAGGTTTACCAGATTTGGTACGCCATTTCTGTTTAGTCCAGTTCTTTAGTGACTTTTGTGACTTCTTCAGAGCCATTACTTGTAACCACCACCAGCTTTTTTGTAAGATTTAGCTAGCATTTGGGCTTTACGTGCAGACCACTGTCCAGCTTTACCACCTTTAGTACCAGCTTTAATGCGATTGAATATACGCTTACGCATACCAGGCTTAGTATAGTTACCTGCCTTATTAACGGTACTCTTAGCCACTACTTGCCTACCTTTTTCTGTGCAAGTTTGTGTGCTTGAGTGAATGTCTTACCAGCTAACATAGATTTCTTCATAGCTGCCATATGCTTTGCGCTATGATGTACCTTATGTTTCTTCATAAGAGCTGTTTGTTTGGCAGTAAGCATCTTCATACCATGTACTTAGAGTTAGCTTCTTCAATAACTCTGCCTGGTTTCTTCTTCTTAGCTGTCATGATCTTTTTCTTAAGAGATTCTGGTAATGTCTTTTGTTTATCTGTAAGCATTAGTATAACATACCTTTCTTCATTACTTTCTTCATTGACTTCTTTTTCTTTTTCTTCTTTTTAGTTTTCTTAGCTGGTGCTTTATATGTGCCTTTACCCATCATGGTAGTACATCTCCTATTTATGTGTTTAAATTGAT